TGAATTAGCCGATCACGCACTTACCGAATTCGACAAACGCTTTCCGCTATCGCAGCCCGAACAAGTATCACTACCAATCCGTGAGATTAAAGATACGGGCGAACTGGGTATGACTTTGGACACCGATAACCTGTGGAATACCGACCTACCTAAAACCAACGCTAATGTTGAAGTAAAGTATAGCGATGGCACAACGGACTACGGTTGGCTAATTCAAGCATCAAAGAAATGGGTAACAAAGCAAAATTCCAACGGATCAGCGGTTGAATGGTCAGAATCAAAAAAACAAGTAGTAGCTTGGCGCGAAATCAAACAAACCGAAAATCAATAACAAATGGCACAAATAATCTCAGCAAGCATTGACCTCAACAAGATTGACAAGTCAAAAGTTCAAACCAAAGACAAGAACGGCAATCCGTTTAAGAACGGGGCGAAGTATCTTAATGTAAACATCGTAATCAACGACGAAGCCGATCAATACGGCAACACGGTATCTATTCGCGTTGGGCAGTCTGAAGAAGAACGAAAGCGAAAGGACAAGCCTACATACCTTGGCAACGGCAAGATCGTTTGGCAGAGTGAACAGTCTAACCAACAGTCTGTTAGTAACTCGGACGAAGTTGATGAAGATTCACTTCCTTTTTAATTACATTTGCATATCCACGGTTGCAGAGTGGATAACATAAGCAAGACATTTTAAGCCGTAGGGGAGTAGCACTGCAACTGTGAAACCCTGTGGCTTTTTTTATTTGAAAAATTATGGCTAAAGACCCCGCATTTCTTTTTTACCACCAAGATTTTTTCACTGGCGTTTCTGATATGACCAATGAGGAGGTCGGGGCGTACATTCGATGCCTTTGCATTCAAGCGGCCAAAGGTGGCATTTCTGAGAAACATATGTTGAACATATGTAATTCATATGAAATAGACAAGGCGATCAAAAGTAAGTTCGTTTTCGACGCGGTGAATCAATTTTGGTACAACGAGCGACTGAAAGAGGAGATTGAAAAAAGAAAGAAATACTCTGAAAGCCGCGCCAACAATAGAAAAAGTAAAAATTCTACTTCAAAAGATATGAATAACATATCTTCTACATATGTTGAACATATGGAAAATGAAAATGAAATAGAAAATGAAAATAGAAATTTAAATACTGAAAAGGGATTGTCAAGGGAAAAACATAGACCAAGTTCCGTTGATGAAGTCGCTGAGTATTTTTTGGAGATTGGGTTACCAAGTACCGAGGGTCAAAAGTTTTGGGATTTCTTTTCAAGCAACGGGTGGAAGATCGGAGGTAAAGCACCGATGAAGGATTGGAGGGCAGCTTGCCGAAACTGGAAACGGAACTACAAACCATCACCAAGCGATCAAACCCGTATATTTGGCAACGTTACCGACACCGACTTGATTGAACAACACAAACGCCTTGCAGCACTCGACCAAACACAAAGCACATAATGAACACGATCAACGACAAAATCATCCAAGCCGCGACAACTGGCAAGCGGTTATCTCAGGCATCACTTCAAGAACTACACGTGCCATTGACACGATGTGCAGCGATTATGGGGGCTAAAGAAGCGATTGCAGATACTCAATTCCAAATGTTCCAGCAAGTACTTGCCCTCGGCTATCCACACATCACGGTTGATGAACTGACTTTGGCCTGTACAATGAACCTCGCTCAGCAATTTGAAAAGCCCGTGAACTGTTACGGTGAATTCACCCCTAAAACTATTTGCGATATTTTAGCCCAATACAAGGACGTTCGCGGCAAAGTAATGGTAAGATACCAAAGCGATACCGAAAGTCGAACCTTGCTGCCTCAAAACGCGCCTAAGGAGGTAACGGACGAAGATTGGTTAAAGATCATTGAAGCGGATAAGGAACATTTGAAAGCGAACCGCGATCACTGGACACTTGGAGCGGTTCGAGTTATGAAGTGGTTACAAGCCACAGGACGGGTGAAAGATTCGGACTTCACTGATGAGCAGATAAACCAAATGAGAGCACGCGCAAAGGAGAATGTGATGAAGCGAGAGGGTATTACCAACCGCAAGTTATCGGATATGGTGGCTACCGATCGCCGAGCCTTTGACCAAAAGTGCATAAACGAACTACAAACTATTGCTTACTATCAATATCTTACACGATGACCCAAAAAGAATACACACGCATTATTGAACTGAAAGAAGAACTGCTGGAGGTTTCAGCACTTATCGTTCTTACTGACAACAAAACGAACAAGCAGAGGTTGATTGACGAAGGTCGTTCCATTGCTGCTGAACTTTACCAACTTACCAACGACACAAAATACAAAATATGAGAAAGCTAAAACTGTGGCTATTCAAAAAAGGGTGGATCAATATTCACCCCGACGCTATTGTGCATCCGACTGCCTTTGTGCACCGCACCTCGATTATTTACGGGGGAGTGAAGATAGGAGAAAATGTGCAAATTGGTCCGCATTGTATTATTGGCGGTGTTTGTGAGTACCCAAATAAACGGTTGCGAGTTTGCAATAACGGCCCTGTATTTATCGAGCACCACACTATCCTTCACGGGCTTAATACCGTAGATGGGCCAAATGAGTTTTCAACGGTTATCGAGAACGATTGTACACTGATGAAAGGTTCGCACGTCGGGCACGATTGCTTTATTCAGAACAACGTTACCTTGTCCTGCGGTGTAAAGGTTGGTGGATTTTCAAGAGTGGAGGCATATTCCACGTTAGGGCTTAATTCAACAGTTCATCAAAAGCAAACCGTACCGCGCGGATCAATGCTTGGTGCTGGATCGTTTTTTAAGACTGACAAGGGCAGGCACTTTAAAATATGGGTAGGCAGCCCTGCAAAACCTATTAAGCCTAATCAATACTTAATCGACAAACTCAATGCGAGTATCAATAGCAATACCGATATACCTAAAGGGTAAAGGTGAGCAGCCCGCGTATGACAAGTGCATTGAGCATTACTCGCGTATGGGTTATCCTGTTGTAGTTTGTGGCAGCGAGGGGCGTATATCCTTTCGCTTCACCTCTTACCACGCATCGAACACGGTATCTTACAAAGAAGTACCGCAGATGCACGGCACTATTGCAAGCGCAGGAGATGAGAGTTTGCGTAATAAGTTCAACGATTCTTTGGCCGCCTTGCCCGATAGCGATTGGTATTGCCTTGTGGGTGCTGATGATTTTGTGCCTAAGCCGGTTTTTGAGCAGTTGGAAAACCTCAATCCAAACGAGGTTATTATGGCGGGAGTTCGTAGCGGTCAACCGCTGATGGTGTATAACTTACTAACCGATGAGAGTATGAATGTAACACTCAGCTATAAAGTTGATCTCTTGCCCGGTGTAAACATATTCAGTAAGGCAGCGATGAAAGCGGTTAAAGGTAGGCCGTATCAACTCAAAGGCTGCGAAACGGGTGCTGAAAAGCTATTTGCGGATATTGGCAAGGTGGTGGGGTTGGATGGATATGTGGTGATGCTTAAGTACAAGGACGAACTAAACACCTACCACAAGATCAAACGAGTACACCACAACGTGCCGTTAACTAAGCAGCAACTAAACCAAGTCTATGAGTGCATCAAAGTACGAGATTGAATTCTTCCCCGTTCAGCTTCGAGCGTTGGAACATTTGAAGGTTGATTCACCCGTTCGCGTTGTCCTGTTCGGCGGTGCTGCGGGAGGTAGTAAGTCTTTTTTGGGCTGCGCTTGGCAGATAGCACGGAGGTTGAAGTACCCGAACACACGCGGGTTAATTGGTAGGAGTAAACTAGACACGCTGAAAAAAACCACGCTCAATACTTTTTTTGAGGTGGCGGCTATGTACGGGCTAAAAAGCGGTGTGCATTACACGTTCAACGGGCAATCCAATATCATTTACTTTTTGACCAACGGAAGCGAGATTATTCTCAAAGACTTATTCGCTTACCCTTCCGATCCTAATTTCGATAGTTTGGGATCGCTGGAGATAACCGATTTCTTTATCGATGAGGTAGCGCAGGTGAGTGAACGTGCCGTGGCGGTTGTTCGTTCTCGCTTGCGTTACAAGCTGAATGAATACGGGTTAGAACCCAAAGGACTTATGACGTGCAACCCGTCGAAGGGATGGCTATACAATAAGTTCTATAAGCCGTGGGTAGAGGGTACGCTTGACAGTCGCTTGGCGTTTGTGCCAGCATTGCCTGGGGATAACCCGAAACTTCCCGAAAGTTACCTGGAAGAACTTGCCGCGCTTCCCGAACAATTACGAAAGAGATTGTTAGAAGGCGATTGGGATTTTGACGAGAGCATCGATATTATGTTCAAGACAGACGATGTGCTTCGATGTTTTAGAAACGAACTGCTGAGTGGTGAAAAGAGAATCACTGCGGATATTGCCCGTCTTGGTCAAGATAGAACGGTGATCGGTGTTTGGGATGGCCTTTCATTGATCGATATTCGAACGCTCACCCGTGTAGAAATTACGGTAACTATTGACGCGATACGTGAACTGATGGCAGCGCATAACGTACCCTTAAAAAATGTATTGGTTGATGAGGATGGTATAGGAGGTGGAGTAAAGGACGTGATGAAGTGCCTCGGTTTTCAGAACGGCAGCAAGGCCACCCAGCCGCAGTATATGAACTTGAAGGCTGAATGCTACTACAAACTCGCTGACCTCATTGAAAAGGGTAAGGTAACGATGCTTGTGAGTGCTGAGTATAAGGATAAGATCGCGGCTGAACTGGATATGATTCGCAGGGAAAATGTGGATAAGGACGGAAAGTTAGCGGTAACGCCAAAGGACAAGTTGAAACTGCGCCACGGTATAAGCCCCGACTATGCTGATATGCTAATGATGCGGGCATACTTCGAGTTAAAGCCAAACTACGGCAAGTATTCCTTTATTTAGAACGCCTCTAAATTAGGCTATTTTGTCAAACTGTGGAAATATTTGTTTACATTTACGGCATAATAATAAACACACAATACGATGGAGAAAATCACTATTGAATTTATTGACCGCGACGGTCAAACTTTGTTTAGCGGGTTCAAGGTTTCGCAAGGTGAAAAGTATGCGGATGGACTTGGATTCGATGAAATGATCGGGCTTTTATCTTGTATGGCTATGCCTACGGAAAGACCTCAGTTGAGATGGCTTAAAACTAAAGAGCAGCACAAGTTTTTTCGTACAAACTACGCTAACTGCACAAGTGATATTAACAACCCAACCCCCACCACCAATGAGCAACACTAACACACAAAGAACGCGCCTTGAATGGTTCTCAATGTTTCCAGAGCCTTATCGACAACAGGCGATTGAGAATTACAAACAATGTTTTCCAAGACATTTTAAAGATAGTAATTCGGAACAAACTTTATACGAAAACGTTTGTATTGCGCTTACCGAGGCATTTAGTTGGAATGATACACCGCAAGGAGATATATACTGGATAGATTTTCACAACAAGTTATTTGTAAACGAAATAACCCTAACCGCTTCCTTAGAAGAAGTGGAAGCCACCACCGATTACGAGGCTATTGTAAAGGAATCTGAACGGTTAAGCCACTACCGAACAAACGCGGAGGAAGACTATGTAACAACACCAATTAGCGTGCTTCGATACATTACTGAGTTGGAATCCGCCCTATCCTTCATCAAATCAAAAACTGAGAGCAAATGATACAAGCAAACGAAGTCCGTATTGGGAACTTGGTAGAGTTTAACGGTGAGGTATTTGAAATAGAATCAATATCTCGTGATCTCCCAAACATTAAATTAGATTCACGAGGGATAGGAGTTGTTCCGTGGGTAAGTCTAAACGGAGTTACCCTAACCGAAGAATGGTTGGTGAAGTTTGGGTTTGAATTTAATGTGGATTACGTGATTTTTAAAAACGGATTCACTATTTGTTTTGAAAAGCAAGGCTCATGGCTTAATTGCTTTTTAGAATCAATCGGAATAGAAATTCTGTACGTCCACCAACTTCAAAACTTGTACTTTGCTTTGACCGCCCAAGAACTAACCCTAACCCCCAACGAAACGCATAACAATTAAACAATAACAACACAATGAAAGCAGCAAAAATTTATCAATCAGACGTAGAAGAATTAGCCTGTAAATTAGTGGGCTTGGACTACGATGAAATAGACGCAGACGAAAGCATTATTGAAGATGCTTTATTTCAAAAGTACGATATAGGAATCGACACCTTGACAAGCATTCTCAACGACCTTACACCGTTAATTGAAGTAGGTAAAAGTGCTTTGACCGAAACGGTTTACAAAGGTTATGCAGACAAAGAAAAAGAAATGTGGTTATTAAAAATTGAAGCGTAATGAACAACGAAAAAGCAGTATTCACCTTTGAAAAGGTAAACGACACTATTATTACAGCGGTAGAGCTGGTGAAGGAATAAAAAGAAAGGGGTCTATAATTAGACCCTTTTTATTTACCACTAACGATGTTCAAATGATCCTTGCCAGTATATCGGCAGTCGATGTGTGTCCACGTTGGAGTGTCTTGTAGTTCCTCTATCGTTGTTATGCATTGACGCTCGATGAAGTACTGAGCATTAGCCTTAATGAACTCGTGAACTTCTGCAGGTGTTTTACCAGCGACTTTGATATCTGCCGCACGCCCGTATTTATGTTGGCTGAATTTCGCGCCTGTGGTTGTGTTAAATGGGCGCAATCCCGAAAGGC